AAATACCGCTATGACAAATATAACGACGTATATCGTTGGACACCATTAAATGGTGATATGGCAGGTCTTGCCGCTAGAGTTGAGCCATGGGAATCTCCTGCTGGTTTCAGAAAAGGCGTTATCAAGAATGTTATCAAACTAGCGTTTAACCCAAGCAAACCAATGAGAGATGTACTTTACGGTTCAGATGTGAACCCTGTTATGTCACAAACTGGTCAAGGCATCGTACTATTCGGTGACAAAACTGGACTTGGACTACCATCAGCGTTTGATCGTCTCAATGTACGTAGGCTGTTTATCGCAGTTGAAAAAGCAATCGCTACAGCGGCTGAAAGCTTCTTGTTTGAACTTAACGATGATTTTACTCAAACACAGTTTAAAAACATTGTTGATCCGTTCTTACGTGATATTCAAGGCAGACGTGGTATTATTGATTATAGAGTTATTTCAGACTCTACAGTTAATACTCCTGAGGTTGTTGACCAAAATAAATTCCGTGCAAGCATCTTTATCAAACCAGCACGTTCTATTAACGTCATTGAATTGACATTCGTAGCAACACGCAGTGGTATTGAGTTTGATGAAATTGTTGGTCAGATATCGTAACTAAATAAGAATAGATAAAAGGAGAAAATAGACATGGCATTTAATATCAACCAGTTCAAATCAGAGCTAGTCGGTGGCGGTGCGCGTCCAACTTTGTTCCAATGTCAAATCACTAACCCAATTGCCCCAGAGGCTGACATTAAAGTACCGTTCATGTTACGTGCTGCTGGTATTCCAGAGTCAACTCTAGGACAATTTACGGTTCCATACTTTGGTCGTCAGGTCAAGTATGCTGGTGATAGAACATTCGCAGATTGGACTGTAACCGTAATCAACGACGAAGACTTTGCTATCCGTAACGCAATGGAAGCTTGGTCAAACGCAATAAACTCGCATGACTCTAATTCAAGAGCCTTGCCACAAGACTACAAATCTACAGGCCAAATTACTCAGTTTAGTAAAGATGGCTCTATTTTGAGAACGTACATTTTTGAAGGAATGTTCCCCATCAATATTGATGGTATTCAGATGGATTGGTCACAGACTGATGCGATTGAAGAATTTGGTGTTACATTCCAATACGACTTATGGCGTGTTGAGGGTAATACTGGCGTACCGACTACATAATTTTATAATGAGAAAGTGATGATATGAAGATTTTTGGTTTTGACATCAAAAGAGAAAGCGATGAGGAGGGGTTTGTTCCTTCCTCATTTGCTGAACCGTCTAATGATGACGGTGCTATTACTGTTGGTAATGCAATGGGTGGCTTTTACAGCACTCTTTTGGATATGGAAGGTTCTGCTAAGACAGAATCAGAATTAGTTACAAAATATAGGGGTCTGGCGCAACAACCAGAAATATCCCAAGCTGTTGATGAAATTATCAATGAAGCAATCAGTGTTGACACTGATGAAAAGGTTGTTGAGGTAATTCTTGACGATACCAATATGCCTGATAAGGTAAAGAATAAAGTAGTCGAAGAGTTTGAGAACATACTTTCTCTTTTTGACTTCAGTAACAATGCATACGAAACTTTTAGTAAGTTTTATGTAGACGGTAGAATTAACTACCACGTAATTATCGACAACGAAAACTTGAAAGACGGTATCCGTGAGCTACGCTACGTTGATCCACGTAAACTCAAGCTTATTCGTGAAGTTGACAAAAAAGAAAAAGACCCACACAGTGGCGTCCCTGTTAAAAAAATAAAGAATGAATACTACATGTATTCAGAAAGTGGCTTTGCCCAACATAATACAGGATCGCAAGGTGGGACACAAGGTTTCAAGATTGCTAAAGACTCTATTGCTAGAGTGACGTCAGGTGTTATGACAGAAAACAACTCTTTAGTGTTGTCCTATTTACACCCATCAATCAAACCTCTTAACCAATTAAGGATGCTTGAAGATGCGACAGTCATTTATACACTTACACGCGCTCCTGAGAGACGAATCTTCTATATTGACGTTGGCAACCTACCTAAATCGAAAGCTGAGCAGTATCTAAGAGATATGATGACTCGCCACAAGAATAAGTTGCAATACGACTCTTCTACAGGTGAAATTAGTGATGCTCGTAAAATGATGACTATGACTGAAGACTTTTGGTTCCCACGACGTGGTGGTGAGAGATCGACTGAAGTTGATACAATGCCAGGTGGTAATGCACAAGCATTGAGTTCAGATGAGAATATGCTATACTTCCAACGTAAGTTATATAAATCTCTTAAGGTTCCGTTGTCAAGACTTGAGCCTGAGACTATGGCTTCATTTGGACGTGTTTCTGAAATTACTCGTGACGAATTGAAGTTTAGTAAATTTGTTAAACGTCTTAGATCACGTTTCTCATCTTTATTTACACAAGTTCTTGAAAAGCAAATGGTACTCAAAGGTATCATGACACCAGAAGAATTTGCAGAAATTAAGAATACTATTCGTTATGACTTTGTGCAAGACAACTACTTTACTGAGTTGAAAGAAGCTGAGATCGCAAGAGAAAGACTTACTACTTTGCGTGAAGTTGAAGAACATGTTGGTACATACTATTCAAGAGAATGGGTGCTACGTAACGTTCTTCGCATGTCAGACGAAGAAATGAAAGAAATGAAACAGCAAATCGAACAAGAGGCTAGAGATGCGCCAGATGAAGATGGTGATGAGCAAGATGACTTTGCACCTCAACAAGAAGCACCATCTAAGCAAGAAAAACCACCTCAAGACGATGAGCAAGAATAAAAAATAATACGAGTGCTAAATTAGCATAAATAATAATAAAGAATTAGGAGAACGGCTATGAAGTCCTTTAAAGAAATGTTAGGCGAGGTTGCCCAACCAAAACCAGAAGAAGAACGTGCTTTTAAAGATATGCATTCATACGAGACTATGCCACATCCAGTGGCTCTTGATCATCAATTCACTGGTGAAATAACTGGTGTTGGAGATTCTCAACGTATCGCTGATCAAAAAGGTGATGCGGCTTACGACACTGCATATGACGATGCGATGGAATACATCGGACCTTCTTTTGACGAATCTGTCGAACTTGATGAAGCAGAAGACCTACAGGAATTATCTATTTCAACACTCAAAAGCTACATTCAAAAGAAAGTCGGTAAAAATGCTCGTGCTAGTGAAGGTTTAAAAGCTTACTACGCCCTTACCAAAGTACCAGCATTTAATAATCTTGGTAAAGCCGACAAAGAATCCGCGATGAAGTTGATTAAAGACCAAGAAGCTCTAGTAAAGAAATCTGAAAAGGGTATCAACATAGCTAAATTAAAAGCTACGGCAAAGGCTGATAAATTAGGTGTGGATATGGTTTTTGGCAAAGATGGCAAAGCAATGGGTAAATCAAAGATGCGAGAACAAGCAGATCAAGCTATTGCGAATAGACTTGAAGAAAAGGCTGTAGAAAGAAAAGACTATAACCCATACGCGAAATCTACAAAGAGAGCAGTTCAACATGCTAATGCAAACAAAGAAATCGCTAAAGCTAGAAACGATGCTGTCAAAGTTGGAAGAGAAGTTCCTACAAGAAGAGAATTAGAAAATCAGAGAGACAAAAAATGAAAAAGACTTTCCAACAAATGAGAGAAAGCCTACTTCTTGGCGAAGCCGTAATGGATCAAAAGACGTGGGATAAAACCAAAAAAGGTGATAAGCTGACTATTGGTTTTGACTCTGGTATCAAAAAAGGCAACAAAGTTACTTTTGTTGTGGGTACTAAAAACATTGTAGGGAAAGCTAAAGTTGGCAAGATCACAATGAAAAGAGAAGATGGTAAGGGCGGTAAGTTCTTTCTATATAACCGTAATGGAAATATCTCTTTGGCATTGGGTGACATGGCGGCGTCTATGACTAGTATGGTTAAAGAATCTGTAGAAGTAGAACTTGAAGAAGCATCTGCATCTGTTTACAAAGATATGCCAAAGGCACCAGGAAAAATGGTTTCTAATAGAGTACAAGTAAAGGCATTTAAAGATACAAATGCAATGGGTGCGTTCCTTAGTAAACAAAATGACAACTCTTGGCAACAAACTGGTGTTGCTGGTTTGAAATCAGGCAAATACAAAATTGATATGGTAAAAAAAGGTGGCAAGCCATCTAAAAACTTTATCAAGGTAAACGAAGAAGTTGAACTTGATGAAGGTGCGAAAACTCATTTTGTTTTTCAAAAAGGTGTAGTTGAATCTAAGTCTAGAGTCCACGTAGGAACAGAACAATCTTGCAAAGATTGGATTAAAAAGAACTCTAAACATTTTATCCATAAAGGTAAAGATTTTGTTATTTTCAAAGGTACGTATGGAAAAGTAAAAAATAAAGATCGGGTAGATTTCAAGTATGTAGCTGAAACCGTAGAACTTGATGAACGCAACTATGCTAAAGAGTATGCTAATTACCATAGCAGACCAGAGCAAATTGCAAACCGTTCTTCAAGAAACCAAGCACGTAGAATTATGGCTAAAGATAATGACGTTGAAGGTATGGATGTTGGACATAAAGACAACAACCCACTGAACAACGATCCTAAAAATCTACAAGTAGAAGACCCAAGTGATAATCGTCGTGAGCCACGTATGCGTAACGAAGGTACTTGGGCAACTCCTGACACTCCTAAGAAAAAAATGACATTGAAGAAAATATTATCTAAGCCACTTAAAGCAAAAGATGCTGAAAAAGCTATGTATAGCATTATTGGGGATGATGAACTTTTTGATGCATTTGATGAAGCCAAGCCAAATGAAGATGTTCGTTCACTCATTAAATCGCGCATGAAAGAAATGGGAATTAAAGAAGAAGTAAACGAAGGTAAGCAAGCCAAATACCCTCTTTACCACAAAGATTTCTCAGGTGCTATGAAAACAGCATATGATCACGCTAAGAAAAATCTTGGTGTAATTGTTGACCCATCAGAGATTGATGATAAGGTTGCAATGGGTCCTAGAAAGCCAAGCACAGGTAAGACAAACTCTTATCGCTTGACAGACAAAAGTGGCAAGAAAGCTATTCAAGTACAAGTATACAACACTGGCAAAAGCTATGAGTTGAACATGTACAAAGAAGACTTAGACTTTGTATATGAAGCAGTTGTTACATATGAAGATGATTATGATACTATTGTCAATATAACAATAGAAAAAGATAAGTTTATGTACGCTATGGGTAGAGATAAGCCACAAGATATCGCCAAAAGATACCCTTGGAAAAACAGTGCTAACTTAATTCTTGAGCCAACGATGTATAAAAGATCAAGGTCTTGGGACGATGTACACCAATATCTATTGAGATTCTTAGGTAATAAAAGAGGTATGGATAGCGCCATTCGTCAAGTATTCAGCCACAATGATGCGCCTATCATTTACAAAGAAGAAGTAGAACTTGATCTAGCAGAAGGGTTTTCACCTGCACAAATAGACAAGCTTAGAAAGCAGTATAAATCATTACCAGATCGTCTGTCAACAGACCAAGCAATGAAACTGGGTAAAGTCCTCAAAGGTATGCCTAAAGATCAGTTAATAGCAATTGCTCGTGCTGACATTAAATGGCTTTCCTCAAGTGCAGTTACTAACTTGATTATACAGGGCGTCAAAGCATCTGAAATCAATGAAGAAGTTCAACTTGATGAAGCGTTTAAAGCTGGTGGACTTAAGTTAAAAGATGGCAAACAAGTATTAGTCAAAAAAGATGATGCAATGATGCTGAATGATTTGATGAAACAACTTAGTAAGCCAAACGTCAAGAAAATGACAGATACATTAATGAAAAACAAAAAGGGTTATGCAGAAATCCTTGGTTTTGCAAAAGATAGTCACGAATAATGGCTTGGGTGGATGTTCCAGGGTCAAATGCTATTTGGCAATATGACAATGCGGCAACTGCGGCTGATACATATGCTGATGCTAATGGAACAACCGCTGCTGGTGTAAGAACATTTACCCCACCTAACGGGGGAAGCGCACAGGCGACTTATGTTAAAGTGCGTAAGAAGGGTGAGACTACTGAGCGTGGTGAATTAAGTAAAACATATTATGATGCAAGAATATAAAAAATACATAAATACAATATAAATAAGTGTTTAAAGGAATAGAAATATGAGACTGATTACAGAAGTAGTAGAGGATTGCAACGTAGCAACTGAAATTAACGAAGAAACAGGAAAGAAATCCTATTTCGTCGAAGGTATCTTCATGCAAGGCGATATTAAAAACCGTAATGGTCGAATCTACCCTGCACAGATACTTGAAAATGAAATGGTACGTTATAATAAAGACTTTATCACTACAAAACGTGCTTTAGGAGAACTAGGTCATCCAGATGGTCCGACTATCAATGGTGATCGTGTTTCTCATTTAATTACCGACATGAAACGTGAAGGTTCAAACTTTATTGGTAAGGCCAAAATTCTTGGTACTCCAATGGGCGAGATCGTAAAAACGTTCATGGATGAGGGGGTTACTATTGGTGTGTCCACTCGTGGTTTAGGTTCAGTGAAACCAACAAAAGATGGTATTATGGAAGTTCAAAATGACTTTCACTTAGCCACTGTTGATATTGTAACTGACCCATCAGGTCCGAATTGTTTTGTTAATGGTATCATGGAAAATGCTGAATATTATTTCGACATTGGTTCTGGCAATTGGATTGCTCAAGAGCCTATCGAACAAGTGATCGAAGAAATACAAGAAGTTGTGGAGAAAGAAGTAAAGCGTATCGTTCGTCGTGTAGACGAAGCAACAGCACATAGACTGTTTGAGCGTTTTATAAAGTCTCTTAAGAATTGAAAAGTAACAAAATTATAAATAATACTAATATAAGTATCCAAATAAAGGAGTAGAACATATGTCAAACGACCTAGAAGAAAAGTTCGTCGAGAAATCGGGTGGCGGCGATGTTCCTGCGGGAGAAGTGCAGGACACAGCGACACCAGAAGGCGGCGCAATTAAAAAGAAGAAGGCTGACGTAGCTAAGAAAGTCGATCCAAAGGCTGACAAAGTTGCACCAGCACCTATGCAAGCAGAAGAAGCAGAAG